AATTATGAGTTATGACTTATCTGACCGTATAGATGACTATAGCAGAGATATGCACGGTCACTCTAATTGGGCTTATGTCGATACTTTAAGTAAAGAAGACAAAGCTAAGATAAAAGAAGGAACTCATCCTGAAGGTATATTAGAAGGGGGTATTCTCTTTTACTATAATCCTAGTGATGAGAATGAATAATTAACAGCGAGGTAAAATAAATGGTAGACATGACAAGCCGTAAGTATCTAGAGTCGTATTATACAGATGAGGTTGACTCACCTGAGGACATACAAAATAAGATACTATTGGTAATGAAGGAAGACGGTATTATGGAAGTCAATGAACAGGGCAAGCTAGTCGTTTTCAAGAAGCGTCCATTACTCAAATACTTGAGGATAGCTTTTCCTGACATTAAGCCTAGCACTATCAATAGACAGCTTAATAACCTGTTTAAAGATGATGTGATTAGGATAGCGTCTAAGTATAAGACTAAGCCTTATGTCGTTAAGAGTAGACAGTATGAGACACGATTTAAGCGAGTCACTGACAAGCGTAAGCGTTCACGTACTAATATGCTTATGGATATTCTAATGGGTGATGACCCTAAGAAAAGACTTAGGTATATACAGGACAGTCTTAAGTATGGGCATAAGCCTAGTAACTTAGATGTATAACAAGGAAGTATAATAGCTATATATAGCTAGGGGAGACAGGGGTTTACACTAATATGGGTACTTTAAACACCTGTTTCCTTACTTAACAATAACATAGCGAGGTATTATGAATATATTTATATTAGATAGACATCCACGTATCTGTGCTAAGTATCATTGTGACAAACACGTGGTCAAGATGATACTTGAGACAGCTCAGATGATGTGCACCGTACTCAATGAGTTAGGATACGAGACGCCTTACAAGTCTACTCATCCTAAACATCCGTGTACGCTGTGGCTCAAGGAGTCTAGGAATAATTACTTATGGACTAGACAGCTGGCTAAAGGACTCAATGCTGAGTACAAGCTACGCTATAACAAGACTGACAATCATAAGTCATGGGACGTTATAAAAAGCTTACCAGCATTGCCTAGAGAGTTACCACTTAAGGACTTAACTGAATTTCCACAGGCTATGCCTGACCAGTATAAACATGCTGACCCTGTCGTTGCATATCGTACGTACTACAGACAGGACAAGCGGGACTTTGCTACGTGGAAATTAGCTACACCTATATGGTGGAATGACAACACTTACACATACTAACAAAGAGGAAAAAGTAAATGAGTAAAAAAAGAATGTGCGAGAGATGTGGCGAAGAAAACCTAGATTCTTTCGTTAGTACCAATATAAGACCATTTAACGAATACTGTTCTACAGATTGTTTGAGTGGACACATACAAGATGTAAGGTTTGATAAAGATTGGGCAGACATAAAACAAGACTACAATAAAGAGGGTACAGCTAATTTATTCAAATATGCTGAACGAGAGTTAGCTAAAGGAAATTACACTTTTTATAAATGGAATGAACAAGAACAACAATACAGAGAGGAAAAAGTAAATGAGTGAACTAACAATCGAACAATTAAACAATGACACACCAGCTAACAAGTCACCTGTCGGGTGGAATCCAGTAAGAGAGAGACATTACAAACAATTCTTAAACACACTGGACTGGCATGACTTTGGTAAGCATGACGCAGTGAGACGCCACCTATATGTAACTTGGATAACTAAGGGTGTACATCCTAATGACCTAAAGAAACCATATCATGTGGGTAAGAATGAAAAAGACTATGGGTCTGAGTTTTAAAGTACCCATATAAGATACCAATACACATTAACCTAAGGAGTATACATGGTAGAGATATTTAAAAACATAAAAGAGTATGCAGATGAGGTAGACCACGAAGCTGAGATGATTAAGCTGGGTAAACAGCGAGTCAATAAGCGTAGGGTCTCTCATGTCCAGCGTGAAGAGGAGTCAGTGACCAGCTATGGTAAAGTCATGGTGGCTAATACCATACGACCACTGGCACAAGCCATACAGACCTATCTTGAATCTAATGCTGACGCTAAGGGTCAGCCTGAGAAAGCTTTTATTAAGCTAAGAGAGATAGAGCCTGAGGTGTCAGCCATGATATGTGCCAAGCATGTCATCAATACTATCACACAGCATAAGCCATTGACGGCTACGAGTATTGCATTGGGTGGTAAGATTGAGACTGAGACATCCTTACGTAACTTTAAGAACTTAAACCCTGAACTGTTTGAAGTAGTCAAGAATGACTTAGACAAACGTTCATGGAACTACGCATACAAGAGACGTAAGCTAAAGGAATCAGCCAAGCGTGACAACGTGGCTATGTGGGAAGAGTGGACTACGGAAGAGAAGCTACACACAGGCATGAGACTTATTGAGTTTATGCAGTTAGCTACAGGTATGATTGAGTTTGGACTTGAGGTTATCAATCGTAAGCGTACTAAGATAATTAAGCAGACAGCTAAGACTAGAGAATGGATAAAGAATAGAAATAACTTTAATGAGCTATTGAATCCTGAGTACTTACCAACTGTTATGCCACCCAAGAATTGGGAGACAGTGACAGGGGGTGGATACTGGACGAAGGAAATACCTGAGTTAGATTTAGTCAAACAAAAGAATAAGTTATTCAAGCGTGAGCTAGAGAACTTTGATATGCCTGAAGTATACAATGCAGTTAATCGTATGCAGTCGACTGGCTTCAGGGTTAACAAGTTTGTACTAGATGTAATGAAGCACGCTTGGGACAACGGGATAGCTATGGGTGGTATGCCACCGATTAAGAACATGGAGATACCTAACAAGCCACATGACATTGACACTAATGAGGAAGCTCGTAAAGAGTGGAAGAAACAGGCTGTCATCTGTCACACTGAGAACTCTAGGATGTTTAGTAAGAGATTACTATACGCAAAGATACTATGGGAAGCTGATAAGTTTAAAGATTATGACAACATATACTTTCCCTTGCAGTTAGACTTCAGGGGTAGAGCGTACTGTGTACCAGCATTTTTAAACTATCAGGGAATCAGTGGTGCTAAGGCATTGTTAGATTTCTCTCATGGTAAAGAGATAACAGAAGATAATTCAGGTGGCTTTTGGTTAGCCATACACGGTGCAAACGTGTGGGGTAATGACAAAGTTACACTTGAGCAGAGAGCAGAGTGGTCTATGGATACTGCCAATATGCAGATGTTTCGTCGCATAGTCCAAGACCCTATAGTCAATCGAGACTGGGAAGAAGCTGACTCACCCTTTCAATTCCTCGCATGGTGCAAGGAGTGGGTTGAGTTTCAAGATACAGGCTACGGTTATGTATCACACATACCTGTTTCGATTGACGGCTCATGTAATGGTCTTCAATTATACTCGCTGATGTTACGTGACAAGACAGCTGGTAAGTTAGTTAATGTAGTGCCAAGTGAGACACCGCAAGACATCTACCAGCTTGTCGCTGACTCAGTAATAGAGAAGCTGAAACAAGATAAGCTTGAGGGTAAGCCTTATGCACACGCTTGGTTGGAGTATGGAATCAAACGGAGTACCACTAAGCGTAGCATTATGACTATATGCTATGGGTCTACGAGATACTCATGCACTGACTTTGTTGTAGAAGACTTAACCAAGCGTAAAGATAAGGGGGAAGACCACCCGTTTAAGACTGATGTATTCAAGCCAGCCATTTATTTAGCTGGAGTGATATGGGACAGTATTGGAGACAACCTGACATCAGCTCGCATGGGTATGGACTACTTACAAAAGATTGCCAAGATTGTATCCAAAGAGCAGTTACCTATACATTGGATAACACCAGTCGGCTTTCCTGTCTATCAATCTTACCCTGAAATGAAGAGTAAAAGAGTCAAGACCATGTTACTAGGTGAGGTTATCAAACCTAGAATAAACTATGAGACTGACAAAACTGACAAGCTCAGAATGTCTAACGGCGTTGCACCTAATTTTGTGCACTCATTAGATTCAGCTGCAATGATACGTACAGTTAATATTGCACATGACAATGGCATAAGAAACTTTTGTAATGTGCATGATAGCTTCGGTACTACTGCTGCTGATGTTGAGCTGTTAAGTAGTGCATTGAAGGAATCATTTATACAGACCTTCACTGAGACGGATGTACTTAAAGAGTTTAAAGAAGATGTTAAATCACAACTACCAGTAGAACTACATGAGAGTTTACCTGAAGAACTAGAGAAGGGTGACTTAGATATAGAACAACTGAGAGAGTGTGATTTCTTCTTTGCATAAAGTACCCATATAAGATAATAAACCATAATCAAGGAGATAAAATGGCACAACAACAAAATGAAAAAGTAGTTACACCAATAGGTGTAAGTCAGTATGCGTGGTTGACACAGCCTGATACTCGTTTTGATGAGAATGGACATTACAAAACTAATCTCATCCTAAAAACTGAGGACTCAGTAGAGTTAATGCAACGCATTGACAAAGCTTTGGAAACTTCTAAAGACTTAGCTCAAGAAAAAGCTAAAGGTAAGAAGATTAAACAAGCAGACGCACCTTACTTTGAAGAAGTAGATGAAGCTGGTAATTCAACTGGTAACACTATCTTTAAATTCAAATGTAAAGCACAGATAGTATCTAAGGACGGCACAATCATACCTAATAAGGTTGCATTGTTTGACGCTAAGGGTACGCCAATGCCTAAAGATGTGAACGTATGGTCAGGCAGTGAGATGAAAGTCTCAGCTGAATTGATACCGTACTACACAGCTATGGTTGGTGCTGGCGTTTCTATGAGATTGAGAGCAGTACAAATAATCAAACTAGTAGAAGGCGGTGGCGGTAATGCTAAAGGCTTTGGGTTTGATGAGACAGATGGCTACGAACATCAGGAGACACAAGTTAAAGATGACATGGAGAGCACGACTGAAACGGAAACCTCTGACTTCTAAAAAAGTCGGAGTCGTATACGGATTCAGGTCAGGACTTGAAGAACGTATTGCTGGGGAACTTAGAAGTGAGAGTGTTAGTTATGAGTTTGAAGAAACTAAATTAAAATATACTAAACCTGAGAAGCTACATACTTACACACCTGACTTCTATCTTCCTGAGCAAGACATATTTATTGAAACTAAAGGACTTTTCACAACTGCCGATAGACAGAAAATGAGACTAATAAAAGAGCAGTATCCTGAACTGGATATTAGATTCTTATTTAGCAATCATAAAGCCAAGATAAACAAACGGAGTAAGACCACGTACGGTATGTGGTGTGAAAAGTATGGCTTCTTGTATGCTACTAAACACATACCAAAGGAATGGCTATGCGAAACAAAAGAAAACAAACAAAGTACATAGTAGTCTGTTGCTCTAACACACCAGTAAACAACGACTGGGGAAGTAGAGAGATGGATATAGAGGGACGCAAGGAAGGGTTACTCGAAGGTGGATTTCATAAAGTAATAAAGAGAGACGGCACAGTAGAAGACGGTAGAGATATTGATTCAGCTGGTGGCTTCTTACATTACAATATGAACAAAAACAAACACCAGCCAACCAATAAAAATTCTATCGGTGTTGTACTGATAGGTGGTGGGACTGGCACAGGACAGTCTGATTGTAACTACACCCTTGAACAATTTAAATCATTGAAGTGTTTAACAGATGAATTGAAGATGGAATACCCTGATGTTGTAGAAATTATAGGACACAGAGATATCTTCCACACAACTGAGCCACACTTTAATGTACAAGAATTACTAAAATAAAATGGAGAAAAAATTATGGACGAAAATCAAAAAAGAAAATCGAAATATACACAGGTTGTAGTAACACATGAAGTAAAGAGTATGCTAGAAGCTATCACTAAAGAAACATTTAGAAGTGGGTCAGGTGAGGTAGCGTTCTTAGTAACACAAGCATACAAAAAATTACAAGATAGAAAGCCGTACGATTAAGTACCCCTATAAGAATGGAACAAAATGAAAGCACGTTTCTACACCATGCACCATGTTCGTCGTGTGGGTCTAAGGATAACTTAGCCGTATACACTGATGGACACAGTTATTGTTTTGGTTGTGGATATCATACAAATGGAGAGTCAATGACAACACCTACCACCACAAAAGACACTGCTGACTTTGTCAGCGGGACTGTCACCGCTCTTGCCAAACGCAAACTAGATGTCGATACGTTACAGAAGTTTGATTATCAAATAGGCACAGCTCATAAGAGACCCGTGCAGATAGCTAACTACTATAACAAAGACCATGAACTAGTAGCTCAGAAGTTACGCTACCCTGATAAAAGTTTTCAGTGGATTGGTGAATCTAAAGACGCTCAGTTATTTGGTCAACACCTATGGCGTGATAAGGGAAGAATGGTTATCGTTACTGAAGGTGAGATTGACGCTCTCTCTGTCTCGAAAGTAAATCAAAATAAATATCCTGTAGTATCAGTAAAGACTGGAGCTAAGGGGGCTAAGAAAGACTTACTTAAAGAGTTAGAATGGCTTGAGGGTTTCGACTCTGTCGTTCTAATGTTTGATAATGATACAGCTGGTAAAGAGGCTGCCACTGAATGTGCAAAAATCTTCTCACCAAACAAGGCAAAGATATGTTCACTGCCTTTGAAGGACGCTAATGAAATGTTGTGTGCTAATAAAAGCCAACAACTTATTGACTGCGTGTGGTCAGCTAAAGCTTACCAGCCTGATGGCATTGTAGCTGGTGCTGACCTTTGGGATGATATACAAAAAGAAGATAGCTATGTTACAGTCCAGTATCCATTTGAATGTCTTAACACTAAGACACATGGACTACGCAAGGGAGAACTAGTTACTGTCACTGCTGGTAGTGGTGTAGGTAAGTCTAGTTTCTGTAGACATGTAGCCTTACATTTACTGAAAAATAATTTCAGCGTTGGTTACATAGCACTAGAGGAATCTATCAAGCGTAGTGCACTGGGTATCATGGGAATAGAAATGGGTAAGCCATTACACTTAGACCGCAAAGGTGTTGATGATAAGAAACTAAAAGAAGTATTCGACAGCACTGTGGGTAGTGGTAAGTTTTATTTGTACAATCACTTTGGCTCAACAGCCAGTGACAATTTAATATCTAAGATAAGATACTTAGCTAAAGGTTGCGGCGTTGACTTCGTAATACTTGACCACTTACACATGGCTCTATCAGCCGTTGGTGATGAGACTACAAGTGACGAACGTAAACTTATAGATTATACAGTATCAAAGCTTAGGACTCTAGTAGAAGAGACAGGCATTGGATTAATACTGGTGTCCCACCTTAAGAGACCTGAAGGAAACAAAGGCTATGAGGATGGGGTTGCAGTATCTATGAATAGTTTACGTGGAAGTGCGTCAATCGGTCAGTTATCTGATATGATTATAAGTATGTCTAGAGACTTACAGTCAGACAAGAACTTGGCTCAGGTTAACGTGTTGAAGAATAGGTTTAGTGGAGAGACAGGCAAAGCTTGTACACTCTACTATGATTTAGAAACAGGATGTTTACGGGAGACAGATGGAGATGTACAGGACGACTTCTAACGTGGAATATAAAACAGTACAATGGACACAGGTAATAATGAAAGCTTTAGCTGAGACTGAAGAGACGAATCATATTATCCAAATTCCAGTAGGCACTGATACCGCTGAAAAATTATTAAACTTCGCTCTTGACCAGCTAGTAGAAGAGGGTGACACAAGAGCGTTGCAAGTAGAGGTGGTGAAACATCCAACGCACTGATGGAAAAGAAAAGATACTTACCTAAACTAGACCTTATCAAGCATGACTTCGTTATGGTCTATTGGGTTGATATAGAATCTGATAGTAACTGGCGTGACGTTGATGACCTCATTACTGACGAGCTACCCATATGTATTTCTAGTGGGTGGTTAATTAAAAAAGACAACAAGGTGACTAGGCTCGCTAGTGACTTCAACATAGATAGTGATGGTAAGATAAAAGATATCGGGAACACCACTATCATTCCGACTTGTGTAATACAAAAAATAATTAAAATAAAATTATGAAGAAAAATGATAAGGGGCACTGGGCTGAGTTGTTCGGCAAGGCTTGGTTAATCGAGCAAGGTTACTGGGTATTCACTAACGTTGCACCGCAAGGTGTAATTGATTGTGTTGCCATTAATCAGAAGACACATGAATGTATCTACATTGATTTTAAATGTGCATCTTACAATCCAAAGGGCTGGATTACTTCACGTATTACTAATGCACTTGGTAATAAGCTTGGGGTAAAAATAGTTTACGTCTGTCCTAAAACTAAAAAGGTTTGGTTTAAACGTAACGCAAAAGAATATCGACAACAGTTAAGTAAAGGAGAACATTATAAATGAAGAGGAGATACGTGTTTGACATTGAGTCTGATGGACTCATGGATGAAGCAACTAAGATACATTGTATTATCTTGTACGACATAGACAAAGATGAGATGATACACGTTGATAACGGGGATGCCGTTGAGTTAATGAGACGTGCTAAGTTATTAATTGGACACAACATAGTTAAGTTTGATTTACCTATGTTAAAAAAGTTTTATGACTTTGAACCTAAAGGAGAAATATTTGACACTATTATCGCTACACGTTTATTATTCCCTGACATTAGAGACGCAGACTTTAAGCGTGGTAATGACTTTCCCACTAAGCTTATAGGCAGACACAGTCTTGAATCATGGGGACACCGCATTGGTAAATACAAAGCACAAATAGAAACAGACTGGAAAAAATTTACCCCTGAGATGTTAGAGTATTGTAAGCAAGACGTACATGTTAACGTTGGTTTGTATCGAGCAATAGAAAAGAAAGGATACTCTGATAAAGCAATGGAACTAGAGCATGACGTAGCTAAACTTATATTTAAACAAGAACAATATGGCTTTATGTTTGATGAAGACAAAGCCAAAGAACTCTATGGTAAGCTAGAGTCTAGACGTTTAGACATAGAAGAAGAACTACAAGAATTATTCCCACCTATAATTAAAGAGACAACATTCATACCTAAAGTTAACAACAAGACTAGAGGGTATGTTAAGGGTCAACCGTTCATTAAGAAACACACAGAAACATTTAATCCATCCAGTAGACAGCACGTATCACAAAGACTGATAGATAAGTATGACTGGAAACCTGATGAGTATACAACTGATGGTAAGCCTAAGGTTGATGACCCTGTACTAAACAGTTTAGATTACCCTGAGGCAAAACTCCTCGCTGAACATTTCCTTTTAGATAAAAGGATTGGACAGTTAGCCACAGGTAATCAGGCATGGTTGAAGCTTGTTAAAGCTGGCAGACTTCATGGCACTTGCAACACCAACTCGACAGTGACTGCAAGAGCCAGCCATGCCTACCCTAATTTAGCACAAGTACCAAGTGCTCACGCACCTTACGGTAAAGAGTGTAGAGAATTATTTACTACACCATTCAATCGTAAGCTAGTGGGTATAGACGTAGCAGCATTGGAAGTAAGAATGTTAGCACACTACATGGCTAAGTTTGACAACGGTGCATACACTAAGGTGGTACTTGATGGTGATATCCACACAGAGACACAGAAGCTAGCTGGTCTAGATTCAAGAGACTTAGCTAAACGTTTCTATTATTGTTTCTTGTATGGTGGCGGCGTTAACAAGATAGCTGATGTTACTGGTAAGACAGTGAAGGAAGCTAAACAAGTTAAACAAAGATTCCTAAATAACCTACCAGCCTTGAGTAAACTTATAGAAGCGGTGCAATCAGCAGCGTCCAAAGGTTACATCAAAGGTCTTGACGGTAGGCATGTTAAGGTACGCTCGGCACACTCAGCATTAAACACACTACTACAATCAAGTGGTGCATTAGTTTGTAAACGCTGGCTGGTTGAGTTTAATAAAAGAGTACAAGGTTACATGAATGTTAACCAAGTAGTGTGGGTACATGATGAGATACAAGTAGAGTGTGGCTCAGACTGGGCTGACATTATTGGTGAGAAAGCTGTTGAAGCTATCGAAGAAACAGGCAAGTACTTTGATTTAAGAATACCACTGACTGGTGAATATAAAGTCGGTAATAACTGGAGCGAAACACATTGACAGATAGACAACCACAAGTACCTAAGGGTACTAAGAGAGAGATACTTATTGATGGTGACATTCTTATTTATCAGACCGCTCTTCAAAATGAAGAAGCAGTTAACTGGGGTAATGGACTATGGACATTACATTCATATGAAGACAAGTGCTGTGGGCTAGTAGATGAAGCTATTAAGAAACTTAAAGAAGACTTACAAGCAGACAGAGTTAAGATATGTTTAACATCCCCTACTAATTTTAGAAAGGATGTACTGCCTACATATAAAGACAATCGTAAAGCTAAACGTAAGCCACTGATACTTCCAGTGTTGCGTAAATATATTATGGAACATCACAAAGGAATCATGTGGGACAACGTAGAAGCTGATGATGTCTTAGGTATCTTAGCCACTACCCCTGACCCACATTTTGATGTAGATAAAGTTATTGTATCTATTGATAAAGACTTAAAACAAATACCAGTGGGTGTATCTTCTGATGGTGTTAACATCCAAAGGGTCACACCATATGAAGCTGACTACTGGTTTATGACTCAGGCACTTATTGGTGACGCAGTAGATGGATACACTGGGTGTCCTACTGTGGGTATCAAGACAGCTGAGAAGTTATTAGGAACAGATATTAATGTACCCCTCTTAGAACTGTGGGACAAAGTTTTACAAGCCTATGATAAGAAGGGATACACAGAAGCTGAAGCATTACAACAAGCTAGGTGTGCTCGTATACTACGGCACGGTGAGTACAACAAAAAAACTGGAGAAGTAAAACTATGGCAACCAAGAAGAAGGTAGAGATAAATGCAATCAACCCCAAGCATTATGCCAAGTACAAGATACAGCCTGTAACGTTTATCATTGAGAATGAAATACCTTACTGTGAGGCTAACGTTATCAAGTATGTATGTCGTTGGCGTACTAAGCACAAGGACATAGAGGGTAAGCTTGAGGACTTAAAGAAAGCAAGAGAGTATATAGATATATTAATTAGAGAGAACACTAAGGTGAACCCTCTCAACATATTATAGGAGTGAATATGGATTACAGTAGAGATGAATTGTTAACGGCGTTTGGTAAAACTACCTTACAGGATAGATACTTATTACCTGAGGAGACTTCACCACAAGAGGCTTTCCTTAGAGCAGCCAAAGCTTTCTCTGATAATGATGAGATGGCTGAACGTATATATAACTATTCATCTAAACTGTGGTTTATGTATTCAACACCTATCTTAACTAACGGTGGTACATCACGAGGTATGCCTATTTCATGCTTCCTTAATTATGTACCTGACAGCAGAGAAGGTTTGACTGGACACTACACAGAGAACGCTTGGCTAGCCTCAGTCGGTGGCGGAGTAGGTGGTTACTGGGGTCATGTCCGTTCTGATGGTACTGGTACTAGCAATGGTTCTCAGTCGTCAGGGTCAATACCTTTTTTACATGTAGTAGACTCAGAGATGTTAGCCTTCTCACAAGGAAAGACTAGAAGGGGCAGCTATGCCGCTTACATGGACGTAAGCCATCCTGAGATTATAGAGTTTCTAGATATGCGTAAGCCTAGTGGTGGTGATGTACACAGGAAGTGTCTGAACCTACATCATGGTGTTAACATATCTAATGACTTTATGACATTGATTGATAACTGTATTAAAGAGCCAACCTTTGATGACAGCTGGAATCTAATTGACCCACACACTAATGAGATAGTAAGGACTGTATCTGCTAGAGAATTATGGCAACGTATAT